TCTCAGTAGGATTTAAAATTCTTAAACTCATATCAAATGTTTTCTAAATAAATATCAAACATTCTCTAATTGTAGTGAATCTTCTTTTGTTTTACCTTTTTTAGTTAAATAAAAATTAAAGTAATCGTTCCCTATAAAATTCTCGTCAACAATTCTTTGTGTGATGTTTTTAAGCGTTTCTTTAATTTCTTTTGATTTAAAATCCTCATCTTCAGGTATCAAATAAAAATTTATTTCTAAATTCATAAATGATTTTTTACCCTCTGATATACCACTAGACCTTAAATCTAAATCAACTATAAACTTATTATCAAACAACTCAGTGTCGACTGACTCGTATACGGAGTGTTTTATGGCTCTGCTCATATTGAGAACTGTCCGTGTCCAATTTTCGCATTCTTTAATAGGTTCTACCCATGTTTGGATGTTTAGATAAATGGACTTTAAATTAACCGAATCAACTGTTCCATAAGTTACCTTAGCAAAATTGAACCCATGAATGTGAGAGGTTTTTCCTTTTTTCATTAATACTCATAATTTCCCTGTTTATTTTTTTAAAAATATAGGAATATTTACTTATATAGTCAAAAACCTAATTTAGAAAGAGATATGTTAATAGTTAAAGTAGAAAAACACTCCAGTTTGGAGAAAGCCTTGAAAATATACAAAAGCAAGGTCATTAAGACAAGACAGAGTTCTGAATTGAATAATCGTAAAGAGTTTGTTAAAAAGTCGGTGAAGAAAAGACAACAACTTATGAAAGCGAAGTACGTTCAGAAAAAGTTTAAATCAAATAACGATTAAATATTCTCGTTAAGATTCTTTAATTTGAAGTACGATAATTTATCGTATTTTTCTGATATTACTTTATTCAAAGTTTCCTCAATTCTTGATTGAGTTGATTTGTCAGATTCAGAATCCCTCATTTCAGTTAATTTACTAACAACACTTTCCTTTATTGTATTAAACTCGCCTTCTAATTTATCATCGTTTTCGGATAATAATTTAGTTAGTTCTGATTTCTCAGACTCTGTTAGTGAATCAATATAATTAGTTATTGTTTTGTTAGCAACATTAACCATAGTACTTAAAGGAATGTTTACTGATTCCTTAACCACATTAGGTTTTTTCTTTAATGTTTCAGAAATAACTTTTTTACTTTGGATTCTATTCTCAATCGCCAAGATGTTTGTACTAAACAAATTATCAATGACTTCGTAGTTATTATCAATTTTGGGTGAACCTACCCAAGAAATAATTTTGTTAATTTCATTACCCGTAATTTTATTAAGAGTATTTTCATAAATGGTGATACTCTCATTAATGTAATCATTAACTATTTCATTATGAAGTCCTTTATTTGATGATAAGTCATCATATAAGTAATATAATTTAGAGATATTTTTATTCTCTAATACTAACTTTTTAAAGTTTTTCATATCCTCTTTAAAAGTACCTTTTCTATAAGATTCTAAAAGAGTGTGTTCTATTCTTGATTTAATAATACCAAAGTTCATCATCGTGTTTTTATAATAAATATCAATCTTTTAGAAGTTTACTTAATTGTTCTTCCATAATACCCAAAGAATTTTTTGCTCTAGATAAATCAATGAATGAATCTTCCTCAAATAAACCCTCAGATTCTAATAATATGTTTAGATTATCTCTATCAATTGATTCAGGAGCCAACTCAGGTGCTCCACCTTCTGATGGTGGTGGCGGTGGTGGTGCTCCACCCCCTAAGTCACCCCCCATGTCTCCCCCTGGAGGTGGTGGGGCTCCGGCACCTCCTGCGTTCTCAGTTGAGCCTGATTTAGAACCATAAAGTTTGTCGATATTGTCAAATACACCTGTATGTGAGATGATAGTTGCGGTGTTTGTTAATTCAGCACCAACTGCTTTCTCAATACGTTGTTGTTGTAAATCAAGTTTAATCTCTTCATCAGAGAAACCTAAAATGTGTTTTTTAGCCCATGTAACTGATACTGGTGCAATACCTTCGATTGCGGTAACCGCGTCTTTATAAGCCAATAATTTTTCTTTCCATACATCAATCTTTAACAAATCAGCTTGTGTAGATGGGTTTGTTAAACCTAATGTAAAGTTTGATAACTCGTCCTCAAATCCTAATAAGAATAGGTGGATGATTGCAATTTTGTTTAACTCAGCAATCATTGATTTTTGGATTCTGTTGATAGTTCTTGCAAATCGAATATCCATTAATGATAAGTTCTTACCATCACCAACAACTTCTTCAAAACCTAAAAACGCCTTAGGAACACGAAGTGCTGTTAATAATTTCTTTTGGATGTATTCGATGTCGGCAATCTCCGCTAGGTTCTGTGCACCTGGTAATGTGTCAATCGGACTTGGTGCTGCAGGGTCTCTAACAGGGATAAAGTAATCTTGGTCAACCGCCATTTGGTTAAATCTCATATCAACATTACCAGTCTTAGAGTCAACCACTTGGTCTCTCTTAAATTTGTTAGCAACACGTTGTACATACGGTTCAACATCTTTGTCGTCCATGTTTCCAACATACACCTTGAAAACCCTTCTTTCAGGTGCTCTTGATGTTCTATAAATTAACATCGCGTCTTCTGATAATAAAAGTTGTTTCCAAATACGTCTTGCCTTTTCCAACATAGACGTACCATAAGGAAGTTTTCTATCATCACCTAACAATCTAAAGTGAGCAATTTCCCAAGAATTAAATTCCATATCCTTGGCTTTCCATTTAAATCGTAAACCTTTATTTTCTTTTGGTTCGTCAACATTTGCCGACTTAGCGGCCATACCTCTCTCAAGACGCTCAATCTCAATATTAGGTAATTGCATTGAACCTACAACACCTTTCTCAGCGTCGAGTTTCAAATAAACAAAGTTATCACCATACTTACAAGTGTTTCGTGTCCACATTGGTAAGTTGGTGTTTACGTCTAAAACGTTATTAAATAAATCAACTAATATTGATTTGATTCTTTTTGATTCAGAATATATCTGTAACATATAACCATTTTGGTCAACTGTTGTAGATTCTTCACCGTAGATATCTAACGCTGCGGATATCTCAGGGGTATATTCCATTGATTCGTAGTCATAAAATGAAGCCAAACGAGTTGGTTCATAATAAACGGCTTGTGTATATAGATTACTTTCAATCTTAGTCCATTGGTTGGCTAAGTAATAAGTTTGTTGAGCCTGAAGTTTTTCGGTCTCATATTCTTGCTTAGATGTCGTTCTAAGTAATTCTTTCTTATCTAATTTATACGTTGGGTAGTCCTGATTTAACAAGGCGTTAGGACCAAAGGCTTGCGATAACCTCTGCCAAACAGTATATTGTTGATTGTTATTTTCCATGTAATAAATCTAATTCTAAATATCAATAATTAAATAGTTAAGGGTTAGTTGGTCTGTTGACTTCACCAGTATTATCACTACCTCTTTGTCTGTTTATTATGTTATTTCCACCTGGTTTAACGGTACTAATACCCTTACCCTCAACATTTAACTTTGTACCGTTAAACTTGTTCCCTGATTTTTTACGTTGTACTAGTCCCATCTTAGTTTTATTTATAAATATTATCTAATACCAAATAACCAACCATATTTTTGGTAATCGTCCTTACTGATGTTTTGACTACCATATTGACGAATTCTTTCTTGAGCGTGGGGGATTACAGGATTAAAACTAATTGCTTCTTGTGATTGTGTATTTGTGTTAACAGACCAAGACTCAATCATTGCCTTAGTATGTTCAGTGACCTTTGTTAAGTTTGCGAATGATGATTCCGCAACATAAGTTGCCATTGCAACAGACATAATTAAGTCATCGTGATGTCCTTTTTGGTGGTCAGGTCGTCCATTGATGTAAACGAAAGTGTTCATTTCGTTATATAAACGGCTACTATAAATTCTAAACCCGTGTCTCATCACCTCCTCGAAAGAAGCAATAATCTGAACACGTTTATTGTTAAAGTTTATACCTGGTATTTTTTCGGCTGCTTTAGGG